TGACCCCTCAACTGTTGCAAAAGCTTGTGCTACATAAGACCAAGAACACTTAAGTTCTGGATAATATTCTTGCACCCAATCTTTTTCAACTTTAGTAAATTTTTCTGCTTCTCTATCGAAGGATAAACACTCAAAAGGAATATCTTTGTCTCCAGTACCTTTAATCCAATAAACATATCTAGGAAGAACATCTCCAACTAAACGAAGTTCATTAATTCCGTCTACAAATTTATATAAATTTTCAATTCCCTTTTTTGCACTTCCTTTTACATCTCCAAATTTAACAGCCATTTTTTGCTTTCCTTATCTATATTTCGTGTTTAAAATGTATTAAACGATTTTTTTCATCTATTATAAGTAGACGGTTGTATTTCAATTTCACAGGATCAATTCCACAAAAATCTAAGTAAGCACCTTTATATCCGTTTAACCAATAGTAAAAGTGATTTCTAGTTGAAGCAATATGATAAACTTCGAAAGCTTCAAAAATATTAGGTTTTTGTATCCATAACCTGTCCGGTTTCAATAAGAATGATTTACCTTTATATTGATCATTGACGATAGAGTTTACAGTCATCTTTTTTAATATGTAATCAATTTCAGCAAACTTTTTCTTATTTAGTTTGCCCCAATCATAGTATAATATTGGGATCATTTTATATTATAACATCTTTGATTCACAAAGTCAAATTAAAAATTAGCTAGTGAATAAACCTTGTAATTCATTCTGAAATAGTACTCCATCCTAGCTTTTTGTTGTTTCTTGGAAGAATTATCATTTAGTTGAAGATCAATTACTACAGGTTCTTTCTTATCATCACATACACGCTGTATACGTCCAATAAGTTGTGTTAAATTTATTTCATTAGCAATAGGGGAAGCTAGTATAAGACACGATAGTTCATTTAATGATACACCTTCAGAAAAGATATTTCTAGAACCACAAAGAATAGTTTTTTCACCACTCTTTATTTGATTCATCATTTTGGTTCGTAATGGATAACTATCAACCGCACCAGTTATGCACACAGCAGTATCACCACATCTTCTAGCAATACTATTTAAAAATTCTACACGTTCACCTATTACTAATACTCTATATCCTCGTTCCGACATTCTAGTAGCTAATCTGGCCACTATATTTCTATATGACTCTAATTCACATAATTCATTAATTCTATTAGCCCAATGTGCTCCACCAGGAATACTGATACCAGTAAAAACTTGTACTACTCTTGGTGGTACTGAATTTTCAATTTCTGGTCTAAAAATGGTGGCAGAAAAGTAATCATGAAACATTACATGTTGACCGTCTTTTCTTAATAATGTACCACTGAGACCTATTTTATATCTACATTTTAATTTACTTAATATACTAGAAAATGTGGTGGCAGGCGTATGATGACACTCATCAACAATAACTGTCCCAAACGTTGAATCAATTTTATCTATAAATTTAATCAATGTTTGAACGTTAGATATAACTATAGGACTATCCATACCCTCCATTACTCCGCCCCCTATTATACCACAAGTTATACCTAATAGTTTTTTAACTTCAGCAGCCCATTGATCTCGTAGAATTGTAGTATGAGTTATTACTAAAGTTTTTTGTCTTAACTTAGCCGCAATATGTAAAGCGGTGAACGTTTTTCCCCAGGATACTGGGGCATTGATGAGGCAGTTGTCCACAACGTTATCCAGTACAAATTGTTGACTGGGTCGTAATGGATAGAGTTTTGTTGGTTCTGGAAAATTAACTTCAATGACTGTTCTTTCATCTTTTATCTCATATTTATCATCTATTAATTCTTGGCGACCAATTGGAATTGCTAAAATACCTGCACCTACGGTGCTATAGTTACGCACTACAGTACCTATTTCTCGCTTAGCTACTTGACTTTTAAATTTATCTATAAATTTATAGGTTGTAGCTTGCTTCAAGGCAATAGCATGTTCGGCACTATGTGGTTTAAGTATTATATTATTAGACAGTACGGCAGTAGGCTTCATACTTTTAGTGATATTCTTTTAGAGGGATGATCAGTAACTCCAAGTAGTACGTATCCTTTTTCAATATATAGTAATGCTGCATATTCCTTCTTTTCTACAATAGGTCTATAGTAATATATAGGGCAATGTATAGTATCAATATTCAACATTGTACCACTTTTATATGGCGTGGTATTTAATATTTTTCTATAAATTAATGGCACTTTAGTTTTAGCCTCATAATTAAAAAACTTACCATTAGAATCAACAAATTTCTTATATAGTTTTGTATATAATAAGAAATCACCTATTGTATATATTGCACGTTTTAGTGGATATAGCGTTTCTTTTTCCATATGTAATCTACGTCTACCTAAAGAATCCATTTTTATAGACTTGTCATCTAATATGTATTCTTTTCCGGTGGACGTAGATACTATTAATAACTCCTCATCACGCTTTACATTAGCAGAATTAGAAAGGGGGTATACTGGAAATCTTATATTCTTCAAAAGTAGTGCCATACACCTCCTCAAAATGCCCAAATGAATAATCTTGCCCTACATCTTGATCTACCCCAATTGGACAATATGGTATAGAAATACCATAGTCTTGTTGTGTTATTTGTCTTGCTAAAATACAGTAACTATCTACATACTCATCTTTTACGACAGCAACAATAGAATCGTGAACAAGCATTATAATTTTAGCATCAATATTAAATTTCTTTAGTTCCTTATTTAATTTAGTAGCGGAAATAAGATTAATATCGCTAGCAACAGACTGAACAAGAAAATTAATACCCGATCTGACGGCGTGCCCAGCTGTTCCTTTATCCACCGAGAAAACATTTTTTAATCTCCTCTTTCTGCCGAAGAATGAGTAGATGTAGCCATTAGACTTAATATAATTCTTGGAATCATCAAGCCATTTTCTAAGTCTTGGAAAGGTCCTAAAGTATTTTTCAATTGTTTCAACGGCATCTTCCAAAGAAAAGTCTTTTCCAGAAGATTTACTAACGGTTTCTGCGACCTTGTTAGGTCCAGAGCCATACAGAATTCCGAAACTGATAGCTTTAGCAGCTTGTCGTTCGTCTGGAAACAGTTTTTTAACTTCTTTTGCTTCACACGATAATCTGAATACTTGCTTAGCGATCGCACTATGAAAATCTTCCTTTCCAATAAATACTTTTTGTAATTGAGTATCACCACTTAATGCGGCAGCATAATACATTTCTGCAGTTGATAAGTCTTGAGATACTATCTTATATCCGACTGGGGCAACTATTGTGCCTTTGACAATAGGATCATCACGAATAATTTGTTGAGCATTAAATTTGCCGGAACTAGATAAACGTCCAGATGTAGTACTTGATTGATTAAATCCAGTTCTAACTCTACCATCCCTATCTAAAGAGACTAGTAATCTAGAAATATAAGTATTTAGAATTTTACTATATTTACGAATAGTTAAAATATTACTAACTATAGGATGTAAATGTTTAATACTTTCTAATACTTCCGCATCTGTACTGAGTTCCCCTGCTTCTGTTCTTTTACCGGGGGAGGAAATTCCTAAATAGTCAAATAGAAAAATACGTAATTGAGTTGGGGAGTTTGGATTAAACTTAGGATCCTTCTCTCCAGTATCTTTTCTAAATTGTTGAAACTTAATTATTTCAGGGAGCTTATATAGTTCTTCATTCGCTTTGTATAATTTATCCTCAATATAACTTCTAGCCCATTCTAGCCGTTCTTTATCAAATGGTATCCCTGCTTCTTCCATATCAACAATAAAAAACATTGCTGGAATGGCTATTTCATAATATGCTTTCTTTATTTGGTCCGCTGCAAATAGTACTTTACCAAACTTTTCAAATAACTCAAACGTTACAGCAGTATCAATTGCTGCATACTTACAGATAATATCAAAGGGTATAAATTCATAACTAAAATCTTCTTTTAAAATTCCATGAGACTTGATATAGTCATTCATGAATTCTACTAGTTCTCTATCATAATCTCCATAATCAGTAAACCTAAGGGCTAGGTCTTTTAATCCGTGAGAGCCAACAGTTTCATCTAACATATAATGCATGATAAGAGTGTCATGTGTATGATCTTCTCTAAAAGTAAGACCGAAATGATATTTAAGCATTGCAATATCGAATTTAGCATTATGAAACACTACAGTTTTAGTATTAATAATTTGTTGTAATAATGCAACAGCATAGTCTGACATTGCATCAGCATCTATATAATATCCAGTTCTGATTTTGTGAGAAATAGAGATACCCAATACTCTACCATCTCTTGGATAAAGTGCAGACGTTTCTGTGTCTAAGGTTATATAAGGTGAGTCGCTGTGTAAAATTTCATGTAAAACCATATATGATGCTTGTTCATCTTGAATCCCTATAAATTCTCCATGAGTTTTAATAGTATTTAATCCATTGATGTTATCGTGTAACTTACGCAGAGAGTTATTAAAAGATTCTTTTAATTCTGGACGAAAAAGCATAGCGGCCGGACTTGTGATGGGAATATACTTCTCATCAACAACGTGTCCAGCCAATTCACCAATACTTCTACCTGTATAAAATTTAGTAGCTTCTGCACCAACTAAAACTACAAAATCATATCCACTAGGATCGAAATCAATATCTACATCTTTCTTTAATACTTTTGTTTTAGCGACAGAAGAAAGGTGAAATACTTCGAATGGAAATTCGAAATAATTCACATACTTCATATTACTAGGCTGTTTGTCTATTAGAGCTATTTTCATAATTTAAGGCTTCTTTTAATTGGCGGATCTCATCCGGAGTTAAATCTCCTGGGTCGCTATCCTCCCTAGGGAGTTCAATCACGTCTCCCAGTATGTTTTCGGCTGTTAACCATTCTTGTATATTTTGCGTTTGTTTTTGCCCGGCTTCATCATTATCTAGCATTAATAGTATTTTATTTATTCCACGTAATTTAAATTGAGCTATTCTACTTTTGTAGTTTTTATCAGATATACCATTGACACCCATTAATGCAACAACATTATTAAATCCGTGCTCAATTAAATTTAAAGCATCAAAAATTCCTTCCACTAAGATTATCTCGCCATTCTTTGGTTTATAATCATATGGAAATAGGGGTAGTGTCACACCAGTTGGTTTAATGTCGTACCGTTGACCAAAGTTAGTATGCATTAATCTACCAATAAATGCTTTAATTTTACCAGTAATATCACGTAGAGGAAATACTATTCTGTCCTCAAAATCCTTGTGCGTAAAAGCTTCGTATCTTCTCAGTGTTTGTGGTGATATATTTCTAAATTCTTTTGTAAATGGCGAGTATCCTTTAGGAAAGTCCAATCCTACTGTATCTGATATTATCTTATCAATCTTATCTTGTATCTCAGCAGCTTTTACAGACTGAAAATTATGTATGATATTGTAATGTTTGAATAGATTTAGTTTATACCCACAAGCAAAACAATGTCCTAAACCACTAATCTTGTGAATACGTAAAGATGGGTTAGCGTCTTGATGGTCTGGGTTTAAGCATTTAATTACATAGTCTTTTCCACTTACTGTATAATGCAATCCCTTATCTTGTAGTAGTTGTTCGACTGTATTTGACATAATTAATATTTCACATCGTCATTCGTACCACCCGGCGCCAGAGTTTCTTTTTCTTTCTTCTTACCTTTTTCTGGCATAATAGCGTCTGTTGGGAACAATCTAAGAGTATCCCAATCTATTGGGCAATTAAAATTAATTGGATCTCCTGCTCTAATTTTTGTATTATTGAAACTCATAATACTTACATCTCTACTATTAGGATCTAATGTATATGCTAAGTCAGGTGAGTCTAGAATACCTTTAGCAAATCTAGCCTCATTATCTTTATCAATTTGATATGCACTTACTACTACTATATCATTTTTAGCGGCATACTCTTTTAACTTACTCGCTATTCTAATCTGTGTTTTCCATTCAAATTTATCATTACTGTACGTTTCATCTGTAATCTGATTTATATAATCTACTACGGCTACCTTAAATCTATCACCGTATTTAGCTTTAATTTTTTGTAGGTGTAAATCAATAGCAGTTAAACTAAGAACGGGATCGTGCACTATAATTAGTTGTGCGTCTTTTAACTCATAATTTTTTCTAAGATTAGATTCTAGTAGGAATTTATCTCTATGATCTAAAAAGCTTTTATACTCTGTCTCTCCACCTTCAAACATGCCTGCACGTACTTTAGCAATTTTTTCAATTTGTAGTTCAGTTAAATTATTCTTACGCATTGCTTTGGCAGGTACTCCTGCCAATATAGCCATATTGCGCTGAAATATTTCGTGCGCTCGCATTTCAATAGTAAAGTACAGAGCAACATTGCCCTGTTCATATTGATTGGCTGAAACGTTACAGCAGACAATAGATTTACCAGAACCTCTCTTACCTCCGAATACTATTAATTCACTTCTATA